CTAATGAATGTCTGCTAAGATACCTCGTACTTCTGCATGGTGTTTTTCTTTCATCTTTTCAAACTGGTGGGCATAGACTTTCAAAGTTATCAAAATAGTTTTATGTCCTAGCAGTTTAGAGATACTTGCAACTGGGACTTCCTTGAAAATGAGATAAGAAGCATATGTGTGTCTTAAAGTATGTGGATGGACATCTCTTTTTACCATTCTTTTCAGAGCAGTATTTGTGGCTCTATTTGACGCTCCGAATAAGATACGACCCTCTTCATTCTCTTTCCAGTAATGCTCTTTAAAATTGAGTAAATGCTTAGCGACGTTATCATTGAAGGGGATCTCTCTTACAGATTGTTCATTTTTTGTAGCACTAAAATCTTGTGAGTCAGAATAGTCCCAGGTGTTAACAACTATAAAGACTTGTCTTTCAAAGTCAATATCATCCCAAGTCAACCCCATAGCTTCAGCAAACCTCATTCCACTAACCGCCAAAATATAGAGTGTCATGTGTGAGATATATTGAGGGTTCTCTTGCGTTTTTGAGATGACGTAGAGGTATTCATCCTCTTCAAGATAACTTTCAGCCTCTGGCTTTTTTTCTTTCTTAGATTTAACCACAGCCCCTTCCGTGAAATTCGATGGAATGAGCTGATCACGGACAGCGATTTTGACAGCTGATTTAATATGATAGTGTGTCCGCTCAATAGTGTCTTGTGCGTACTTGGAGCCAAACCGGTTTAAAAATTCTTGGTAGCGTACAGGGGACATCTCTTTCAGTTTAATGTGACCAAAATACTTGCTGATGTGCTTTCGGGTTTGTTCGTAGGAATTCCATGTTTTTTTAACAACGTGTGGTTTTTTGTATAGCTCTGCCCAAGCCATGTAGTAGTCAAGCAGTGTGACATCATTATTTGACATGGGAGAAGTTCGAAGTTCGACTTCTTTTTCTTGCCCAGCTGCTCTTGCTTGTGCTTTGGTCTTGAAGCCACCGCAAGTCGCTTCATGCCTTTCCCCGAGACTGTCACGATAAACAACGCGGTACTCATAATATTTACCCCTTTTTCTAACTGATGCCATTTGTTTTTTTACCTCATTTCTGATAAAATGAGTACAAGAAAAGACTTGCCAGATTGGCAATTTTTCTTATACGATTCGCCTTACGCTTCTACCGTCCAAAGTTGAGCGTAGGGCTTTTTTGTCTGTTGCAAAATAAAAGCGGTAGCTACGAATAGTTACCGCTCGGTCGTGACAGCTTGTGCCAACTCCGTTTTTGCACTAGGTGAAACCTAGGTTAGTAACTATATTCTATCAGAATATGATATGTATAGCAATGTTTTTAAAATTATTCAATCCCGCTTGAATGTTTGTAAGATAGCAACCAAGAACCATCTTCTTGTTGTACGAATTGAAGTGAGACACTCTTGTATTCTGTTCCACCCATTGTATTGTAGTCAACGTATTTCGTTGTATAGTTTCCAGAAGAAGATTCTGATGAAGTTTGTGGTTCACCAAATTTAGCGATGATTTCGTCCAAGTTTGTACCACCAACACCAGATAGAGTTTCGCCAACTACAAGCGCATCAAAGTCGGCTTTTGTCCATTTGAAGCTTTCATCAACTGCTGCTTGAGAAGATGACATAGATGTTTCAACTTCGCTTACTGCTGTTTCGACAGCTTTGCTTGCGTCGTCAATAGCTTTACTGTACATTGATTGAGTGATTAGTACAATTGCCATCGAAACTACAGCAAGTGCTGTACCAACGATTGTTAGAGTTTTTGAATTTTTGCGGTTTACAAAAAGTCCAATAGCACCAAACAACAGAGCAAGTAGCCCAAAGAAGAATGAAATGTTATTGATGATTGGAACCCAAGAACCAAGTAATGCAATAACACCTAAAACAATGGCAATAATGCCTAACGCTTTTTTCTCACTTTTCTTTTCCATGAGAATCTCCTATCGCAGCTTTTAACCTGGATCAGCATTTGCACGTATTTTATCCAACTAAATTTAAATACTCTTCCTTGACCATAGCCTCATCCGCTATGGTCTTTAATTTGTACTTTTCCATAAAGACCAGGTAATTGAATTGAGTGTGGTCCTCAGCAATTTCTAATTCTTCTTTCAAAAGGTGATGGATCATGTTTCTGTTGGCTTCTAGTTCACATTTTTCACGGAACATCCGATAAATGTGTGGCATATGTCCTTTGTGGCCAAGTTCGTGTAGAGTGACTTGCACTCTCTTTGTTTCAGGGATTGCATCACTTAAGAACATAGTCAGTAATTCGGGGATATAGAAAGCTTCATCCTCAAATAACTGATTTTCATAGATTTCAATTTTTACCCCAAACTCTTCAAAAAGTTCTTTCTCTGTCACGGGCAATCAATCCTTTATCGTTTTAGTTTATAAACGGTGCTACGGTGTTCGATTTGAAAAACTTCGATGGTGACAATATCATCGTGGATAGTTGCGATAATACGGTAGTTTCCGACACGGTAACGCCATTCTCCTGAGCGGTCGCCAACTAAACCTTTTCCGTGTTGTCGTGGGTTAGTGCAGCCGTCTAGGTTATCTACAATCCAATTATAGATTTCTCTTGCGATATGCTTATCTAGTTTTTTGAGCTGTTTGACAGCTTTTTTGGTCAGGTTTACCTTATATTGCAAAGCCTAACTCCTTTGCGACTTCTGATAGGGTGTAGCGTGTGCCATCGTCTTCTGATTGTGCCTTTCGTAAGGCTTTGAGGTCGGCTTCGTCTTCTAGTTTTTCCAGGAGCATTTCTGTCACTAAGTCATCTAGTTTGGTGTTATGTTCTTTGAGGTACTCCGCAATCAAGTTATCTTGATGTGGTGTTGTATTTAGTGTTAAAGTTGTCATCACTTTTTCTCACTTTCTTAAATAAATTTCGATGATGTTCTGAATTGCTTTCTTATCTTCATCAGATAGAGGCTTACCGTTGAATCGCATGGCTGTGCTAGCTAAGTGCTCAACATCAACTTCCTTTCCTTCAAAGTAAAACTTCTCAGTTTCATCGCTGGCAATCCGAGGATTATCTGTCCTACCTAATAAGTAATCAGTGGATACGTTGAAGTAGTCGGCGATTTCTTGCAAACGTTCAGCGGAGGGCTTTTGAGTTTTTAACTTATAGAGTGCATTTCTACTATATCCAAGTTTCTCTTCAAGAGCATTAAGTGAAATTCCATGTTTTTTACATAGTTCCTTGACTATTTCAAATGTCGAAAACATTGATTTATCAACCTTTCTAAGAGATTGACAAAAAATATTTAACTTTTAATACAATTTTTGTTGACTTATTTTGCATTATAGGTTAAAATAGTTTTTGTAAAGTTAAAGAGTTAGTAAGTACACAAGTAAAAACTAATTCAAAAAATAAAAGCTTTGGCGAGCAGAATGTATTGATTGAACGGTGTTTTATCAAGTGTTTTCTTTATGGTTATATTTTAACCTATAGGGCAATTTTTTGTCAAGAGATTTACTAACTTTTTAACTAATTTTTATAAAAGAAAGGAGAAGGGGATGAGACCGAATCAAATTTTTCATGGAAATGAAAAACCAACAAACGCAGTAGAGGGCGATTGTTGGTATAGAGATGGAGAATTATTGGTGTTTAAGAACGATTGGGAACGTTGCGTAGACATCGACGAAGCCATCGTGAATAACATTCAATAATTCATTGCCGTCAGCAAAGAGCATTTTTGTCACTTCAGCACCTTTGATAGAGATGATTTCTCTACCTTCAGCAGACGGTGTTGAGTAGGCACATTGTCACTTTGCTTGAATCGAACATGGAAGTAGTTAGGTTCCATGTGATTCACCTCCTTTCTGTGTTGATATACCAATTATATCACAGGATGGAGAACCGACAAACTAGAAAGGAGAAGGGGATGGAAGAATTGCATAAACAGTCTGAGAGATTTATTGCAGAATACGCAGATTTCGCTATAGGACAATCCGAAACTTATGCCGATGCAATCGTGTATGTCAACAAGATGGCAAGTCCGACTATCCATGGGCAGGCAATCAAAAAAGCTATTCAAGACGAGATTACAAAGCGTGCCTTGAATAGCAAAATTATCATAAATGCTCAAGTCTGATAACAGATGAGCTTGAATAAATGGTTGATGGATTTTCGATATCAAAGAAGAACATTCCATGAGCTAGCATCTCAGTAAAGCTTGGCACTAGCCCATCGTGGATATGGGCCCACATAGTAAATACTTGACTCTGTGATGTGCCGTAATCGGTCTTTACAATCGTTTGGAATGACTGATCTTCATGGATGGTAAGTATGCTTCCATCAACAAATGTCACTTTTAGCTTCGGCATATGATTCACCTCCTTTCTGTGTTGATATATTGATTATATCACGGAGAGGAAAACCAACCAAACTAGGAGGAACAAAATGAGACCGAATCGGTATCCGTATAGCGGAAAATTAAAAGCCTCAACTATGGATATAGTCAAGGCTTGGGAAAAAGCTTATTCAGCATATCGTGTCAAAGGTCAAAAAAGGCAAGAAAAGGCTGAACAAGAATTAGATAAAGCTACTCAGAGGCTTTATCAGCAATGTCATTGATAATTGAGGTTGCTTTCTCGGTAGCAAGTTCATCTACTTGCATATCTTTGGCAGCTAACAACTTTTCAATGACATCAATAATAGCGGTAGTTGCAACATCAGCTGGATTTTTCTCAATGTACTCAGCAATTAGTTTGTAACTAGCTTGTTTAAGACTTTCAAAGTCATTCATACACTTATCCTCCTTTTCTTGTTGATACCACAATTATATCACGGGAGAGGACCTAACCAAACTAGAAAGGAGAAGGGGATGAAAGAAATCATTGAAAAACATTTTGAAAATATGGTTGATGAGATTTTGCTTTCGTCAGAAACCTATGAAGAAGCTATTTCAAGCTTGAAAAAGATTTCGGTCCTAGGCATTCATCAGCCAGGCGGTCTTATCAAAAGTTTAGAATTCGCAATCAAGCGTAGAGCTTGTCAGCAAAAAACACCTAATCACAAGGATTAGGTGTGGTAGCATTACACATTCAATCGAATGTGTGCAATTTGTTCGATGTTCACTAAGTGTCTGTAGTCTGTTTTTAACTCTACCAAATCAATGATGTTCTCTTGGTCGGAGTAGGTTTCATAGATTTGGAAGAATGTTATTTTATCGCCATTTGTGAAAGAAATGGTAATAGTATCTACTTCATCTTTTAGTGAATCGATAATAAATTGTTTCATGACTTGACCTCCTTTCAATAAAGATTTCAAGTCAATTATACCAAAAATAGAAAGGGAAAATATGAGTCAACAACATCAAAAATGGATTGATTTGGTTAAAAAGCGACTACACGAACGTGGTTGGTCGCAGTCAGACTTTGCAATTGTGCTTGGTGTCTCACCAGCCATGGTTACTCGTTTGCTGAAAGAGGGGCATGGTAGCGATGACCTCAAGCTGAAAGTAAACAAGAAACTCAGAATTTCTGAGAGCTGGGAAAGTTTTGAAGAGGAGTAGAAACATGAAAATAGCTGAAAAAGTAGTCCGTATCGAATCGGACGCGTATGAATACGTTGTAGATTTTGCTAATGAGCATGATTTGAAAATCGGTGAAGCAGTGAGCATCTTGATTCGCTACTGTGCTTCTAAAGATTTGATAGTCAAGCAGGCTCATGTAGAGGTTGTGGAAGTGCAGAATGTGGTGGAAGAAGATGACTAGCAAACTAATTGCCAACTGGCAAAAGAAAAACTACCAGCTCAGTCAACTAATCATTGATAGCCTCGAGGGGCTAGATGTTTGGGAGACTGTGGTGGCACTGGGAAAAATCAGAAAGGAAATGGCATGACAGTATCTAGGGAAATGAATGACTTGGAAATCAAAGTTCTCAATGCTATCAAGAATAATGCTAGTTACGACTTGCCAATCCAAGCAAGTGAATTACGGCTAATATTCAGCATTTCAAAGCGTAGCTTGGAAGAAGTGATTGAAAGCTTGCGGGTTAATTTTAATCACCCGATAGTAGCAAAGAAGACTAAGCCAAATGGATATTACCTGCCTAAGTCAGAGCAGGAGAGATTGGACGGGTTGGCTCCGTATAGGCGACAGATTGAAACAGAGAAGAAAAACCTAGCAGCAATCTTGTCGGTTAACTTGGAAACCTACTGGAATACAACACAAAAAGCCTGACGGCAATCAGGCTCAAATATAAACATACAAGAGGATTATATCATGAATGATCTAATGATTCAAATGTTGGACCAGTTTGAAGCTGGGCTAATGGATAGGCTAATGGATAGAGCGTTGAAGGTCATGCACGTTGTCATTGACGAAAAAAGACGGTTTCCTATGGAACTCAACAAGTCACAATGTGCTGAAATGTTGCTTGGAACAAAGGATACAGGGAGTTTTGATGCACGATTTAATTGTCACAAAGATTTCCCGCGTATACCAAATGCTCGTGAGAAGTACCCTCGTGATGCAGTGATTGAATGGTACCACAATAATTGGCAGAGGACAGTGATATGACAGAAGAATTGATGTTAACAGCAGAACAAGGTTTGGCATTTATTGCTATTTTGACCCCAATCTTAATCTGGCTGATCCGTAAGCCTGTTGAGATTGAGATTGAAGTCAAAGAGCCTATTGTGGAAGTAAAGCAACCAGAGCGGAATTTGAGATACTTGCAAATTCGGACTTACTACGGAGGATAGAATGAAATTTTGGGACATGATGAAAAGGTTTTTGAGTGTTGAGGAAGATGACTACATTCCT